GCGTGCCGTAACGGCGACCCAGGACACCGGTTCGTTGAGCGCCGAGCGCGCGACGAACTGCGGAGCATGCCCGGACCTTTGCTGGTTCGTGGTGCTGCCCGAATGGCAACAAGAAGCCCTGGCCCGGCAGTCCGTCATCAAGTTGGGCGCCCAGGTGTTTGCTCCGCTGGTTCGCGTGATGATCCCCCAGCGGAACCGCCCGGCCATTCGCCAGTTGCAGCCGGCCTTTCCCGGCTACCTGTTCACCCTCTGCGCGCCCGAACGGATCGCCAGTCTTCGCTACGCCCGCGGCGTTGCGGGGCTGCTGTACGAGGTGGGGCGGGCCGCAATGCCCGCCGTGGTGCCAACGCCGCTGATCGAAGCCCTGTTGGCCCGCGCTTCGATCCAGGGCGTGCTTGAGCGCCGCGCCGACCCGACGCTGCCCGCGTGGGTGGTCGGCCCCGAGGGGGCTGCCCAGGCCCGCGTGAAGCGCCAGTGGCGCGCGCTGCATGACCTGGCCGAGATGCCGGCCGAGGATCGGCTGAAACTTCTGCATGAGATCGTGGGGGGCGCATGAGTGCCGACTGCCCCCAGTGCCTGAATGGTTGCGGCGGTGCCCGCAGCGACTGCCCTAAGCGCGATGGCGGCCCGATCCGGCGACCCGCGCGGGGAAGGCCGAGCCTCTACACGGCGGACCTTGGCGCCGAAATCTGCCGGCGCATGGCTTCCGGCGAGACCCTTCGCCGTATTTGCGCCGCCGATGACATGCCGCCCGAAAGCACAGTGCGGGGCTGGGTAATCGACCACGAGGCGTTTTCCGCGCAATACGCTCGCGCGCGGGAGGCTCAGGCTCACGCCATAGCCGAGAAGGCCGTGGCGGAAGCTGAAGCGGCGCCAGACCCGCAGCTTGGCCGCCTGGCATTCGATGCCCGCAAGTGGTTCGCCAGCAAGGTCGCGCCAAAGCACTACGGCGACAAAGTGACGCAGGAACACACCGGCCCGGGCGGTGGCCCTATTGAAGTGGAAAGCCCGCTTGACCGCATCGCTAGCCGCCTCGCTGGCCTTGCTGCCCGAGGCCGACCGCCTGAGCGTACTGAGTGACCTGAGCGACGCGGAACTGCGCGCCATTGAATACGATTGGCGGTTTTGGGCGAGGCAGAACCAGCTACCGCCGCCCGGCGATTGGACGTTCTGGCTGCTACTCGCCGGCCGCGGCTTCGGCAAAACCAGAACCGGCGCCGAGTGGGTGCGTGAGGCCAAGAATACCTGCTCGCGCATCGCGCTGGTGGCCCCTACCGCCGCCGACGTGCGGGACGTGATGGTCGAGGGCGAGAGCGGCATTCTCGCCATCTCGCCGCCACATGACCGCCCGCTGTACGAGCCGAGCAAGCGCCGCCTGACCTGGCCCAACGGGGCTATCGCTACCACCTACTCGGCCGATGAGCCGGAGCGCCTACGCGGGCCGCAGAGCGACGCCGCATGGTGCGACGAGTTGGCCGCATGGCGCTATCCCGAAGCCTTCGACATGCTGATGTTCGGCCTGCGCCTCGGCACCATGCCGCGGTGCGTCATCACCACCACGCCGAAGCCGGTCAAGCTGGTGCGTGATCTGCTGACCGACCCCCGATGCAAGATCACTCGCGGCAGCACCTACGACAACGCGGCGAACCTGGCCGAGAGTTTCATGGCGCAGGTGGTGCGCAAGTACGAGGGCACGAGGCTCGGCCGGCAGGAACTGAATGCCGAACTGCTAGAGGACGTGCCAGGCGCCATGTGGAACCGCGCCATGCTGGACAATCTCCGCGTTGGCGCGGCACCGACCACGCTGCGGCGTGTAGTGGTGGCGATCGACCCGGCCGTGACCAGCGGCGAAAGCGCCGACGAAACCGGCATCGTGGTTGCTGGACTTGGCGATGACGGCATGGCTTACGTGCTGGACGACCTGACCTGCAAAGACACCCCAGACGGCTGGGCGCGACGCGCCGTCACCGCCTACCGCATACACAAGGCTGACCGGATCGTAGCCGAGGTGAACAACGGCGGCGACTTGGTTGAGGCGACCATCCGCATGGTTGACCGCCGCGCCAGCTTCACGGCGGTTCGCGCCACTCGCGGCAAAGCGGTACGCGCCGAACCTGTGGCCGCTCTGTACGAGCAAGGCCGCGTGCATCATGTCGGCATGTTCCCGGCGATGGAGGACCAAATGTGCGCCTTCACGACCGACGTTGACCGCAAGTCGCTCGGCTACAGTCCAGACCGCGTTGATGCGCTGGTGTGGGCACTAACTGAGTTGATGGTGGACCCGCAGAGCCGCCCACCCCTCCGTATTTCCGCAGCCGCACTGGCGATGGCGTGACCTGGCGCGATTGGTTCCGGCGCCCTGTTGCGCCGGCTGCCGCTCCCGCTCCTGAACCGCGCCCGCTGAAGGTGCGGTCAGACGCTCTAGGGCTGGCCGGTAGTGCCGCCAAGCCGGCGCCGGCTACGTTCGTCCTGCCGACCTATGCGCCCGGCGTGCTGCCTGCCAACGCGCCGGCCATGGCGATGGATAGCGACGGCATTGCCATTTCGACCTACGCCAACAACGCCCTATTCGGCGGCGGCATGGGGTTTGTCGGCTATCCGGTGCTGGCGGAACTGACGCAGCGGCCTGAATACCGCAAAATGAGCGAGACCATTGCCGAGGAAATGACCCGGCGCTGGATCAAACTGGAAGCCACGGGCGACGACGACAAGGCCAACAAGCTAAAGTTGATCGAAGCCGAGCTTGACCGGCTGAACGCGCGTGATGTGTTCCGCCGCGCCGCCGAGTACGAGGGCTTTTTCGGCCTCTCGAAGATCTATCTGGACACGGGCGCGACCGACAATCCCGACGAACTGAGCAAGCCTTTGTTGGTCAGCAAGGCGAAGGTCGGCATCGGCGGGTTGAACGCCATCACGCTGGTTGATCCGTCATGGATTGCGCCGGTCAACTACAACAGCGGCGACGCACTCCGCCCCGACTTCATGCGCCCGCAGTCGTGGTTCGTCATGGGTAAGCAGGTGCATTCGTCGCGCCTGCTGTCATTCGTCTCGCGCGAGGTGCCCGACCTCCTGAAGCCCGCCTACAACTTCGGCGGCTTGAGCCTGACGCAGATTGCCATGCCCTACGTTGAAAACTGGATACGCACGCGACAGAGCGTTTCCGATCTGCTGCACTCGTTCACGGTGTTCATCCTCTCGACCGACATGAGCGCGGTGCTGGCCGGTGATGCGCCAGAGGAATTCTTCACCCGGCTGGCCCTGTTCAACCGCCTCCGCGACAATCGCGGCCTGATGGCGCTGAACAAGGATAGCGAGGAACTGTCGAATATCAGCGTGCCGTTGTCCGGGCTGGATAGCCTACAGGCGCAGGCGCAGGAGCAGCTTTCCTCGGTCTCATCCATTCCGCTGGTCAAGCTGTTGGGCATCACGCCGAGCGGGCTGAATGCGTCCAGCGATGGCGAAATCCGCGTTTTTTATGACCTGATCGCCGCGCGCCAAGATCGGCTGTTCACCAAGCCGCTAACCAAGGTGCTGCAACTCGTGCAGCTTTCGCTGTTTGGCGAAATCGACCCGGAGATTGGCTTTCGGTTTGAGCCGTTGTGGCAGGTGAGCGACGTGGAACGCGCCGCTATCCGCAAGCAGGAAGCCGACACCGACGCGGTGTACATCCAAGAGGGCGTGATTGGCCCGGATGAAGCCCGCGCCAGGCTGGCCGGCGAGGAAGCCTCACCCTATCCGGGGCTTGACCTGAGCGTGATGCCCGAAGCGCCGGCCGATCCTGCGAACGAAGGCGACCCGGCCAATGAACCGCCTCAAGACGCGAAAGCCTCAGACCCTCAAGCCAGTAAGGGCCAACGCGGGGATTGAGGCCGCCTATCGCGCCAAGCTGGACGCGATGATAGCCGAGATGGCGGCCAGCGTGACCTACTGGGTCAAGGCCGCCTACCGCGCCAAGCCGCCAGAGATGGCCCAGGATGCCCCTGACGGCGCGATGATGCCGGGCAGCCCCGCCACCCGCATGCAAGCCACCATGCGCGGTCTAGGACGGCGCTGGCAGCGCAAGTTTGACGCGATGGCGCCTGAGATGGCCGAGCACTTCGCCGCGGCGACCCTGGGCCGGGCCGATGGGGCGATGGCCGGCATCCTCAAGCGGGGCGGCTGGACGGTGGAACTGAAGATGACCGCGCCGATGAATGACGCCTATCAGGCGATCATCGGTGAGCAAGTGGGGCTGATCAAGTCAATCTCGGCCGAGTATCTGGGCGAGGTTGAGGGGCTGGTGATGCGCTCCGTGAGCATGGGCCGCGACCTCGGCTGGCTCAGTGGCCAGCTACAGACCCGATACGGTGTGACTAAGCGGCGCGCGGCGCTTATCGCGCGTGACCAGAACAACAAGGCGACCGCGACCCTTACGCGGGTTCGGCAACTTCAAATCGGCTGCACCGAGGCGGTTTGGGAACACTCCACCGCCGGCAAGCATCCCCGCCTGTCGCACGTCAAGGCCAGCGGCAAACGGTACGATATCGCCAAAGGCATGCTGCTTGATGGCGAATGGTTGCTGCCCGGCGAGGCGATCAACTGCCGCTGCTTCAGTCGTCCAATAATACCGGGTCTTGGCGATGACGATTAGGGAGGCGCACCAATGATTGTCACCCGCCTCGCCATGGATCGCGCCAGCGTCCGCAGCACCGATCAAGACGGCCGGCTTCACGTCGCGGTGACGAACATCAGCAAGGCGGCGGTTAATCCGTACCTTGGCCGCGAGATACCCCGCGGCGAGGAACTCGGGCTGAAGCCTGACCGCGTTTACCACCTGCTGCGGCACCCTGACGAACTCGCCAAGGCCGCCGCGACGTTCAACAACCTGCCGCTGCTGTCGCGCCACGTACCCGTCACCGCCGCCGAGCCGCAGCCCAATCTAGTCGTTGGCAGCACCGGCACGGATGCCGAGTTTGCCGGCGGCTTTCTGCGCAACTCGCTCGTCGTCTGGGATGCCGGCGCCATTGCGCGGATCGAGAGCGACGAACAGCGCGAGTTGTCCAGCGCATACTACTACGATGCTGACATGACCCCCGGCACGTTCGGCGGCGTCCAGTATGACGGCATCATGCGCAACCTACGCGGCAACCACGTCGCGCTGGTGGAAGCGGGCCGCGCTGGCCCTGACGTGATCGTTGGCGACAGTCTCACCAAGGAGCTTGTGATGAAGTTGAACAGCCGCAAGGCCCTGGTCGCCAGTGGTGCGCTCACGGCCTATCTCGCACCCCGCCTCGCCATGGATGCCAGCGTTGACCTGGCGCCCGTGCTGAAGGGCGTGACCGCCAAGAACTGGACCGGCGCCAAGGCGCGCATTGCCTCGGCGCTGGCGAAGGCCACCGAAGGCAAGCTGGCCCAGGATGCCGACATTTCCGACGTTGTGGCCATGCTCGACAAGCTGGACGACGTGACCGACGAAGCCGAGGCCGCCCTCGATGAAGACGAGGAGACCCCGGAGGAAAAGGAGGCCCGCATGGCCAAGCGCGCCGCCGACAAGGCCGCGAAGGATGCGGAGAACGAAGCGATCCCTGACAAGGAAAAGGATAAGGACATGCCCAACAAGGCTGCCATGGACGCGGCCATTGCTGCGGGCGTGGCCGATACCGTCGCGCGGATGAACGCCATCCACGAGGCCGAGCGCGTGGTACGCCCGTGGATTGGCGAACTCGCCATGGCGCAGGACAGCGCCGAGGCGGTGTATCGCCTGGCGCTGGACAGCATCGGCGTCAAGGTGGACGGGGTTCACCCCTCCGCCCTGCGTGCCATTCTGGAAGCGCAACCTCGCCCCGATGCCGCCAAGCCGAAGCGCATGGCGCAGGACGCCAAGGGCGCGGCCGACTTCGCCGAGCGCTTCCCCGCTCACAACCGCCTCAAGCTGTAAGGAGCGCTGGCGATGCCTTTCCAAACTCAGGTCAACGTCTATCAGGCGCCGGCCATTGCCGGCGACTATGCGGACACCAACCCGCGCTTTTCCGTCGCCGCCGGCCAGGGCCAGCTCGTCGCGGGCGCCGCGGGCGTTACCGTTGGCCGGTTCGCGTGGTGGGATGCCGCCACGAACACGACCGTGCTGAACAGCGGCACGGGCGCGCCGACCGGCTTCGTGCATCGTGAACAGCAGGCGCTGATCACGACCTACTTGGCCGAGAGCGGCAACCTGATCCCGGCTGGCCTGCCGCTGACGCTGTTGAGCGGCGGCGCCTTCTGGGTCACGAACAGCGGCACCAACTCGGCCGTGGTCGGCATGAAGGCGTACGCCAACTACGCCACGGGTCTCGTCACCTTTGCGGCCACCGGCACCGCGCCGACCGCGGCGAGTGTGACCGGCTCCATCGCCGCCGCTACGTCCAGCGTTACCGGCAGCATCGCCATCGTCGGCATGTCGGGCGTGATGACCGTCACGGCCGTCGGTTCGGGCAGCGTTGTTGTCGGCACCACCATCAGCGGCACGGGCGTTGTGTCGGGCACGACAGTCACTGTCCAGTTGACCGGCACTGCCGGCGGCATCGGAACCTATGGCGTGTCCATCCCGCAGACCGTGGCCAGCACCACCGTCAGCGGCACCTACGGCATTCTGACCGTCACGGCTGTCGGTTCCGGCACGCTGTCCATTGGCAACGTGCTGAGTGGTTCCGGCGTCACCGCCGGCACCTTCATCACCTCGCTGGGCACCGGCGCTGGCGGGACGGGCACCTACAACGTGAGCGCCACCCAGACCGCCACCAGCACCACCGTCACCGTCGCGGGCGGCGTCGAGACCAAGTTTGTTTGCTTGTCGCAGGGTGCGGCCGGCGAGCTGGTCAAGATGTCCTCGCACCTTCTCGGCTAAGGAGAGCCTCGACCATGCGCAACGCTGATTTTGAGGCCCTTGAACGGGATTGGGGCATCGTCCTTCCCGAGGCCGTGGACTATGTGAAGCCGGAATACGCGCGCAACTTCGCCCTGGCGATGGATGCGCAGCCGGCTCTCGTGACCGTGGGCAACAGCGGCATCCCCGCGTTCCTCACGACCATGATCGACCCGAGCCTGATCCGCGTGTTGCAGGCGCCGATGAAGGGCGCCGAAATTCTCGGCGAAACCCGCAAGGGCACCTGGGTTGACCAGACCGCGATGTTCCCGATTGTAGAACAGACCGGCGAAGTCTCCAGCTACGGCGACTACAGCGAGAACGGCTCGACCGGCGTCAACATCAACTGGCCGCAGCGCCAGTCCTATCTGTTCCAGACCCGCGTCGAATATGGCGAGCTGGAGCTGGAACGCGCCGGCCTGGCGCGCATCAGCCTCGCTGCTGAGAAGGACCAGGCTGCCGCCCTGTCGCTGAACAAGTTTGCCGACAAGGCGTATCACCTCGGCATCGCCGGGTTGCAGAACTACGGCCTGCTGAACGACCCGAGCCTGTCGGCGGCTCTGACCCCGGCGACGAAGGCGGCCGGCGGCACCAAGTGGATCTTGAATGGCGTGATCAATGCCACCGCGAATGAAGTTTTCGCGGACATTCAGGCCATGTACAACACCGTCATCACGCAGTCGCAGGGCGCGATTGATGCCAGCGCCAAGATGGTGCTGGCCCTGTCGCCATCCAGCGAAGTCGCGCTGACCATCACCAACAGCTTCAACGTCAACGTCTATGACCTGCTGAAGAAGAACTTCCCCAACATCCGCGTCGTGAGCGACACCTACTACGCAGCCAGCACCAACGCGAACCCGTATGGCAACGCGGCCGGCAACCTGGTGCAGTTGATCGCGGAAAGCGTGGAGGGCCAGGATACCGGCTACTGCGCCTTCAACGAGAAGATGCGCGCTCACCCGGTGATCCGGGCCGCTTCCAGCTTCCGCCAGAAGAAGACGGCGGGCGTGTGGGGCGCGGTCATCCGGCAGCCGTTCGCCATCGCCCAGATGGTGGGCGTCTGATGGGGCCGGAAGTCACTCAGCCCAAGCGCAGCGGTGGCACTGTCACCGCTGCGTGCAAGCTGCCACACGGGCTTCAGCTTCGCCTCTACCGCATGGTTGACGCGCCGATGGTCGGCCCGGTTGGCGTGAGTGGAACGGAGAAGCGGGCGCAGCCGGTGGGCGAGCCTGTGGTCATTCGCGGCATGTCATATCCGGTCGGTCAGCCGGTGAACGTGCCGATCATCGGCGGCTACGCGCTCACGCCCGGCATTGATGCCGACTTCTGGGATGCGTGGCTGAAGGCGAATGCTGACATGGACGCGGTTCGCAATGGGCTGCTGTTTGCTCACGCGCGCCATGACCACGCCGAGGGCATGGCCAACGAAAAGGCCGCGCTGCGCAGTGGGCTGGAAGCCATCGATCCGGAGAAGCCGGGCCGTGGCATTGAACGCGCCAAGGCTGCCTGATCATGACCGTCGCCACGTTCGACTATACCGTCTGGTCCGCTCGCTATCCCGAGTTGGCCGCGGCGGTTGATGCGCCGATGGCGGCGATCTACTTCGATGAAGCCGGGCTGTATCTGAACAACACGGATGCCAGCCCGGTTTCCGATGCGACGAAGCGCGGCGTGCTGCTGAACATGCTGACCGCGCATATTGCGGCGATGAACATGACGGGTTCGTCGGCGCTGGTTGGCCGCATCAACAGCGCGACCGAAGGCAGCGTCACCGTGGCGGCTGAATATCAGGTGCCCGGCACGGCGGCATGGTACGCGCAGACCAAATACGGCGCGGCGTATTGGCAGGCGACGATGGCATATCGGATGGCAAAGTACGTCGCCCCGCCGTGCCAGCCGAGCTTTTACGGGCGGTATCCGTGGCGCTGACTGGCGGCGAAAGGCTGCAAGCCAAGCTGCGTGAGATAGCCGGCGACCTGGCTGGCGCTGATGAGGTTGATGTGGGGTTTCTCGCCGGCAGCACGTACCCCGATGGCACATCGACGTCGATGGTGGCGGCCATCCATGAATTTGGCGCGCCAAAGGCTGGCATCCCGCCTCGGCCATTCTTCCGCAGCATGATTGCTGCGAAGGCCCCGAAGTGGGGCGAGCAAATGGGCAAGGTGCTGAACGCAACCGGCTTCAACGCGACAGCCACGCTTGAAGGCATGGGCGCGCTGATCAAGGGCCAGTTGCAGCGCTCCATTCGTGACATCAAAGAGCCGCCGCTGTCTCAGGCGACGATTGACGCCAAGGGCTTCGACAAGCCGCTGATCGAAACCGGCCACATGGTCAACAGCGTTGATTACGAGGTGAAGTCGTGAACCTGCACGGGATCGCCTCGGCCTACGTCTCCGCAGTCAACCCGCAGCAGGTGGCGATCTTTCAGGCCAGCGCGGGCTACACCACGTCAGATGATGGCTCGCAGGTTCCGGCCTACGCCTCGCCGGTCAACGTCATCGCTCAAATCCAGGCGTTGACCTATGGCGACCTGAAGCAACTTGACGGCATGAACCAGACGGGAGACGCGAAGGCGATCTACCTGAACGGCAACTGGTCCGGTGTGCTGCGCCCTGACAGCAAGGGCGGCGACCTCATCACCATCGCCGGGCAAAACTGGCTTGTGGCGCA